TAAATATTAAATTATTATCTATTTCATAAGATGAACCGTCAGATAGTACTGTTTTAATTAATATCTTATAATACCTTTCTGGCTCTAATCCGTTCATATATAAGTTAAAGTAACTATTTATTCCATCACAGCTAATCTTTGTATACGAAGTGTCATAATCTATCAGTATATCATTTGTCTTTACATCTTGCAAAGCCCAATAAGATGTTTGAGGGAGAGCCTTATTAGTGATGTAAATAGAGGATGTAGTAAATGTTCTTACAGGATATTTGTCCCTTGAATTTATATTAAACCTGTATTTTCCTGTACCATATTTGTAAGTATCTAAATTATTAGATAGCGTAATTACACTGTCGGTACTATTAATTACAGATAAACTTCCTGTAGAATATGAACTATCATCCCACTTTATTTCCAATGTCGGAGGATATATTGTGTGTGTATCAACTGAGAAGAAGCTTAATCCTATATAGCTTCCTGAATTTTGTTCAATTGCATTAGTATGTTTAGCTATAAATCCATAGTTTGATCTAGAACCACTAAACCAAGTATCAACTATAGAGCTAACATCTACATTTATATCTTTATTATCTGGATAATTAAATGATTGTGTAACTACTAAATTTGTAAACGATCCACCACCAGGAGTTAAATAAAATGCACCATTTCCCCATTGATTAGAAGCTGTTGTAAATTGATTAGGACTATACCAACATGCACCGTTTCTAGTCTCAGGAGAGTCTCCAAACTTTCCTGTTCCCATTTCCCAAGACTGAGAAACTTGTCTAAATTCTAAACTATATGTTGTATTTAAATTCTCAGCAGTAGCTAAAAATAATCTTAAATTAGTTTTCCATGATCCTGTAGTGTAGGTTTTTAATATAGCAATATCTGAATCAGAAAAAGATATAATAGCTCTTCTTAAATTGTCTTGAAGTAAAGGTTCAGAGGGAACAGGATCTACAAAATAGTTAGACGGATTATCTGAATTCTTAACTGATATTTCTAGTATTTCATCAAGACCTGTATTAGCGGCAGGACTACTTGAATATAAAGTAGCATCAGAAGAAGCAAATATTTTATATACGGCCATTTTTTATTTTTTTACATTGTTACTACACGACCTTGAATATCTGTATTAGGGAATTTTACTTCAAATATAGAAGGATCTAAAGAAGGATAAATAACACCATTTAAAGAGCCTGCTGATATATCGTAAGAGTATTTTGAATATCCATCAGCTTCACCAGATTTATTTACTATCCTCACATCTTTTACTGTTTGAACTCCTTCAACTACATCTAATAAAGAATAGATGTCTCCTAATATAATTGGTTCATTTATTTGCCAATTATTTATATTAAAAAAGTCTTGTAAAGTTAATATACATCTAGCAATTACATCTTGACCAGTGTAATTAGGTCTAATTATAATTTCAAAATTGCAGCCTATATTAATTACATAACCAGGTTTAATATTAATGGCATCAGTCATCATTCTATAATCTGACAAATATGTTTGTAGATTTTGAAGTAACGCTGGTGAAGGATCTGCTATATTATTATTAGCATCAAGACCTAATACATAAAGACTAACTAATACTTGATCTTTTTGACTAAAATCACCTTGCATGTAATTATTGAATGTTGCGTCATCTTTAGTTATATATGCCTTTGATATTTTACCATATTGAGGAGGCATACTAAGAGTTCTCGCCAAATAATCTTCTTGAGTAACTGCTCTATATTGAGTAGGAAATTCTGCTGCAATATTCATTCTAAGTTCATCTACAGTGTCACCGTCGCCACCTCCTGAAGCAGGATCTACATTATTTACTACTATAGTATTTTGATAGGTTGTATTTCCTGTTACTGTATAAGATACAATTTGAGTTAATTGATTACTTAAAGCATTTGCAGAAGCACCGCCACCCACTAAATATTGAAATGATATACTTGTATTTTTTGGAGCTAATCCATATGTTTGAGTTGTAACAAAGTTTGTTGGATCAAATGAACTAGATAGAGTGCTAAGTCCACCACCAGTTAAACCAACACTTACATTATTAGGATTAGGAAGTACCGCTGTATCGGCAACTGAATTGATACCAGGACCAAATTCTATTTCTAAAGAACCATCAGCTCTAAATCTAGATGTGAACCTTCTAGGCACAGATAACTTCTGTATCATATAAGGAACCTGATTCTGGAATTGATATAATGATGGATAGTTAGCTGCAGTATTTTGTACTGGCTTTAATATATAATCTTGAGCTAAGTAAGGAACTTCATACCAAGTATTACCGTCAGAATCTTTTGCTTCTAATATTGTAATAATAGAACTATCTGATATATTTACGGTTGCAAATCTTTGTGGAGATGAAAAACTAAAAGTTTGAGTTTTAGTTTGTCCTGATAAAGCTTGAACAGTCTTTTTTAGAAGATAAGATGTAGGAACATTACTTCCATTTATTGTATATACTTCTACTGTAGTCGGATCTAAAGAAGAAGATGATGCAAAATTAACTTTTTGAGGAGTATAAAATATTACAGAGCTATTTACATTTGATTTAACTTGCATTCCCTGCTCTATAGTCATTGCATAAGTAAAGTCAGGAGCTACATTGCTACCACCAAGACTAACCGCAGGTAATTGTTGATATACATCAAGATTCACTATAGCTGCAGAAGTTATTTTAGGTCTATAACCTAACATGTAAGCTAAGGTAAATAAATTACCTTTTTGTTTAGCATATTGTAAAAATGTTTCTTGTAGTTGATTGTCTAAATAAAATGAAAGCACATCTCCTACATAAGAAGCCATATCAATAAACATACTACCAGGTGATGCCTGAGTAAAGTCATTGTACGCAGTAGGATAGTATGCTCTTGCATATTCTATTAGATCTGCTTTTAAAGAAGCAAAATCTTTGTTTAAATATTTAATGTCAACTTGGTTAGCCATTTCTACATGTTTTGTATAGTCAATACAACCGAATCATTTTCATTTGATCTTAATAGTCTATAACTAAATTTTATATTGATTGAATTATAATCAGGACTTCCTATAATATCTAAAGTAGTAACTTGAACTTGAGGGAATTGATTTTCCATTTGAGTTCTTATAGACTGCTTAATTTCTTCAAAAGATGCTTGATCTATTTGTTCAAATAACCTAGCTCTAAGACCAGCCCCAAAAGTAGGATTAAAAACTCTTTCTCTAGGATCAGTTAATAAAAAATTAATAATATTATATTTTATTTGATCCTTGGTAGTGTATACAGACGAAAATACATTTTCAGCATCAAAAGGGATTTTTACCCCAATTGCTGTTGATGGCTTAAAATCTAATGGCGATATTTGTTTTAATCCGTAAGCCATTATATTTGTCCTTGTTCTTTAAGTTTTGTCATAAGGCCTGTAAAGTCTGGAACCTCGTTTATTTGTACAGCATCCAAGTTTGAACTCGCTCTTGCTGTTCCTAACATACCTTCTACACTACCGACCTTAACTTCTTTAGGTTGGAAAGCTAGTCCTGGGTGTATATTATCTGAAGTCATATTAAAGTCTTCATTTAACATATTTTGGGCAGTATCATTTAAGAATGCTGCCATAGGATTGTTTCCTGTAAATTTAATAGGTTTAGGAATAGCAGTGTTCAAAGTACCAGGTATTTTTGATTTTACCTGTTCTTGTAAGCTCTTTTTAGGGTCTGCCATAGGAGTTTTTTTAACCTCACTTAATAGTTTAGGAAGTTCTTCTTTAAGAACAGCTCTGAGCTCTTCTCTTATTAGTTTTCTTAATTGATCTACTTGTCCCATATCTTATAAATATTATTTTATACCATTTTTAAGTTTATTTATCTCTTTATCTATTTGTGATATTTTATTTAGTGTTATAATCTGAATTGCAGGGCCTCCGGTTAATAATAATAGCTTAAGCTTTCTTTTTTCATCTTCTAACTCCTCTATTTTTAATTTAGTAGTTTCCTTTTCTTTTTGTTTTACTATATTATTTGTATATTTACTAGAAGGATCTGTGCTTTTTAAGTTACTAGTAAGGGATTGGTTTTGTTTAATTAAAATCTTTCTCATCCTTTTTCTTAAAGCTTTGCCTCCTGGTAGATTATTTATAAATGATTGAAGTCCTAATTCCTGTTCATTTTCTTCTAAATTATTTAAATCAACTGTAGACAATTCTATTGAATCAAGTGAAAGATCTTGTTCATCCAAGTACTTTAAAGATTCAGAAATAGTTACTGTATCTTCAGGAGATAGTGAATCTAGTCCAGTTTTAACTAGTCCCTTTGAAGATAATATTAATTTTACTTCATTAATTATAATTAAATCTAAAGAAGCAAAAGTTGGGGTAGATTGAGCTACTATATATCCATTAGTATCTCTTGCTATTCCATATCTTCTTTTAATACTTATTCCTTCATCAGTTACTTCTTCATTAACTATTTCTATTACATATTCACCAAAAGTTCTATTTATTCTATCTTGTGCATTATTATATTTATCTAAAAAGTCTTGAAGTCCATTTACAGTACTAGATAAATTATCTATAGTTGTTTGAATTTCTGCTTTTAAATCAGATGGAGCATTTACACAATTTTCTAAATTTAGTAATATTAAATTTAATTTTTGTATAATATCATAGATTCCTATTATCATTGTTTGAACTAATCCTGCTATAGCTCCTAATAATATGTTTATTTGTCCTAATCTTTTTACTAATTTCTTTTTACCTCTTTCTTCAAAAATTTCTATTACACTAAAACTAAATCCTGTTTGAACACCAGACGGCAGGAAAAAAGCTGGTATTCCAAGTGCTATAAAAAACGCAACTAAAAAATCATAGACTCTAATTAATATAATAGCTATTTTTATTATTGCTTGAGAAGTAACTATATAAGATAGAAGTTTAGTTCCTAAAGAATTTAAATTATTAGCCGCTTTTAATATCTGTTTTAATAAAGGTATTAATTTTGTAGGAGTTATAATTTTATTTATTTTTTCTATTTGTTTTTGAACGTCTCCTCCTAATATAGAATCAGCAAGATTAACAAAAGAAGCTGGTGTATTTAATCCCTGTATAGCTATTGTATAAACTCTAATTTGATCTATTGTTCTTATTATTTTTTGTAATTCCTCATTTGGAATTTGTCTAAGATCAGTATATCTATTAAATAAACTTAAAGCATTAGTTAAAAAATTTGAAGCAACAGAAAGAGACGGAAAGGCTTTATTTAATTCTGGATTGCTTATAGGAAAGTTAGGATTATTAGTAAGATTAAATATTTCTGTTATATCCTTAGTTAAATTATATAATCCAAATTTACTATCTGGATTTTTTGCATCTCCATAACTAGTATAGTAATCGTCTATTTTTTTCTGTACATCATATGCAGCTTTTTGAAGTCTCCATTTAGATAGAGCAAAAGGATTATCTGATGGAGGCTGTTCATTAGGATTAAATTGTTTACCACCTGGTATTTCATTTATTGCATAACTTAATAAGTTACACATATCAACTTCTGCTACATCTTGTAATATGTTAGTAATACCTCTATCAATTGCTCTAGTTATAGGATTACTACTATTTTGTCTTTGAAATTTACCATATATAATACCTAAAACAGATCCTTGCGCTTTTATTATAAACTTATAAATTACAGCTATTACTTTTTCTAATCCTTTTGCAGTTGTTGTATTGGTATTTAATTTAGGATCTCCAAAATTTACAAATCCTTTTTGCCATTTTGCTTTTTGATCAGCGGAGGCATTATTAAAACTAGCAATAGCTGTAGGATTTATAGGAGGTATCATATTATCTAGTATATGTTCTTTTAGATAATATTTGTGATTCACCAACTAAAAAACCTCTAAGTCTTTCTGCTTCTTGAGAAATAGCTTGGCCAGCACCAGCAATTATTCCCATACTGGCTCCTAGATTAGATTCAGAAACATTTGAAAGCTGATCTCCAACACTTTTTAATACTGATAGTAAAATTGTTAGTTGTGTATTAAGAGTCCTTCCTAAAACTAAAGGTTCACCTAATGCTTCAGCATCATTGCCTAATTCTATTTTATTAGTATAAATTAAAACTTTATCATTAGCATCTAAGTTTATAGTTTTAGTAGAAGATAATGATACGGCTTGTTTACCAAATAAAAATATAGAATCATTTTTAGAATGTAATAATACTCTATCAGATGATAATATTATTTGATCACCCTTATATGGAAAATCTGGTTTATATGTTGGAGTTATTGCCATTATCCGTTAGATTTTTTATCTTGATCTACAGCTGATGTAAATTGATTAGATACTGGTTTAGTATTTATTTTTAAAGTTGAATCTACAATAGGGTTTCTATTGTCTGTTAAGTTTCTTCTAACTACAAATGATTTTAATGGAAAGTTTATTAGATCTGGTATATTTATTTCTTGAGTACTTGTTAAATATATTGAGGATCCATCTTTATTTATATCTTCAACTATAGAATCAAATTTATTTCTAACAACTCTATCTCCTTGTCTATTTGTTATAATAGTTATTGGATCTCCATTTTTTGTTTTTTTTGAAATCTCTGTAGTTTCATTAAGTTTTGCTAAAGTGGGTGAATTTTTTGACCAAGTATTTTCATTACTTAATACAGAAACTGTACTTCCAAATCTAATAGATTGACCAAACCTAGCTTGAATAATGGTGTCTCCTTCAAAAGGTTGTAGATCTTTTATTTCTGGATTTTCTTCAAAAGTATATCCTAAAGGAAGTGGTTTACTTTTAGTAGCATTACCTGAATATCCTGGCTTATTAGCAGAACTATTTAGATATTCTGCCCATTCTTGCATATTTGGAAATGCATTATGGTTTGGATTTTTCCACATACCATAAGCTGGCATATAATAATACTGTTGTTTTGTTGCACCATCATTTAATTTTATAGAAGGGCCAACAATAATTAAAACTATTTCGTTTACTAAGGGAATCTGTTTAATAAAATACCATATTGGATGTGCTGGTTCAGATACTTCTTTTGATTTTGAAGTTGAATAAGGAGAATATAGTAATTCAAATTTTATAGCTCCTATATCAGATGGAGATTTATAATTAAGATCTTTTTTACCTGCGGGTGTGTTTGGCCCTAATACAACAGACTTAACCCTTCCAATTTGGAAGTATTGCCCTTTTGAAAATCCTAAATCAGAATCAAATTTTGGTCCAAATGTATATGCCATTATACGCTAGGTAGTTGTTTAGGGTCTTTAATTACAATATTAGAAACCTCAGAAAATAGCTGTTCAATATCCTTTTCAGTAAGAACGCCAGAATCATCGGCATCACCAGCCTTTTTACTTTCAGCAGCTTTTTGGAAAAGATTAAGTAGTTTAAGAAGAACCTCGTCATTCTTTAAACTAGAGTCTATAAATCCTTTAAGTAAAGGTACAACTACAATAGCATCACCAGGAGTTTCAATCATATCGGCAAGCCTCATGATCTCATGTTTGATTGTAGAATCTTGATTTTTCTGCTTATCGTATACCTCTTCTACAAGATTGGCAATAGTTTTCCCTTTGAATATTTCCTTATCAAGTTCCATGACTTTTTAGAATAAATATTAATAGTCATTGTTTTCAAGATACTGATTAAGGATAGTTTTGTAGATAGTTTTTAGCTTTTTAATTACCTTTGTAATGGTATTTGACTGAGTGTCTGCCATCTCTTTAACATAGATAAAAACAGCCTTTTTATTAAAAATGTCTATATTTTCCCTTTTCTTGAATATCTCTAGGATAGCATCAGCGACCTTTAGCTCCTCTGTTTTGTCAAATAGCTCTAATAAATTGTCATCTACATATTTGATAAAAAGCTCGACCACGTCTAGCTTATCTAGCTCTGGTTCTGGTTCTTTAACAAGGATGCTATTTAGAAGGGCGTTGTCATCACTTTGTTCGCCAATCTCTGATTTTGCTACAAGTTTCTTGTAATTCTTTTGGTTATATATAATCAAATACCTTTTGGCAATTGTACCAAAATAAGAAAATGCCTTACCTTTAGACTGATCGTAAAGGTCTAATTTTTGCAAAAGAAATGATATTACTTCATACTTAAGATCTTCTATATTATCGACCTCAGTATAATAGAACTTAAATGTATGAATGATATTCTCTACTAGTTTATAAAACCCGTAGTGAATGTCTTGATTGTAAATCCTATTTCTTTCGTCTTGATTTTTTGTAGACCTATACCTTAGAATAGCCTCTTCCGTTTCAGAAGTAAAGTAATTATTTTTTGTTTTTGGCTTTCTTTTTCTAGGATCTCCTTTCTTAGTTAGTAACACCTCTTCCTCATTCAATAGTATATCACTCATATTATTCTTCTATAAATTCGTTAATTCTAGTCTGCATCTGTTTAACATTTTCCATAAGACTTAAAAACTCAGGATCAGATTGAATCCATAATTTAGAATCAATTTCATTGGCACAAGTATTTATCTCTTTCATACACTCTTTAATATTGCCAATAAACACTTGTTGTCTAACAACCATAGATTCTAACTTTCTATTTTTTTGAAATAAATTCCAAACTACGTATCCTATAATGGATAAAATCCAAACTATAATGGCTATAATTCCTGTTGTCATAATATATTAATTTTAATTTGATTCAATTTTACTAGCCATCAAATCTGCTTGATGCAATATATAAGCTATATTAGACCTCAATTCTGTATCTTTATTGTAGGTAATATAATACTGCTTATTTGCTTCTTCATACAAACCATCATGGAGTCTGATAGCTAAGAACTCGTTTTCTGAAACCTGAATACCATACTTCTGAAGTACGAATAAACTTCTTTCTGCAATTCTCATATGAGGTATAGCAGGGTTGTAATTGAACATAAGACCTTGATTTTCCCTGTGCCATTGTGATTGGTTAGGAATATAAACTGGTTCATCATTTGTACCTAGTTTACCAAGATCGTGATTAAGTGCTGAGAAAGCTAACTCTTCTGTTGTATAATTTTTACTCTGGCCAAACTTATCCCAAACCTTTTCAAATACCAAAGCTGCCTCAGTAACTCTGTTAACATGATCTAAATAACCACCAGCAAATGCATTGTGATGACTTATTTTAGTAGAGGCAGGAGAAGTAGCTAAAGTCTCTTCAATATCTTTATACATTTCAAGAAGCTTATCTTTCCTAGGACCAGAAATATATTTATCAATTAAAGAATAAAACTTGGCTAAATTATCAGCCATTTGTTCAATGCTTAACTTTTTCATAACTTATTTTATTTAGAATTCATTTTCACTATTTATCAAGACTTCAATTTCTTCTATTTTATATTTTATTTTATCTAAATGAGAATTGATTTCATCTTGAGGTCTAGAAGTGGATACTAAAGCTCTTTGGGAATTTATTAAATTGTTTAATTCGAATATTTTCCTTAATATTAATTGTTTGTATTTCATACTATAAATTTACAACTTTATTGTGTACTCTATCAATTGATCTATAGAGTGAAATGCTTTGCCTTTAACTTTATTATTAAAAATAATTTTTTTACTTATATCTTCATATGTATTTGCTACATAGATTATCTCTTCTATAATAGAAGCATTTAACATTTTTAATACTATAGGATAGTTAGAACAGCCTGTTAAATCTTCAATAGAATCACAAATTTCCGTATCCGATTTACAAACTTCATATTCGTAATCAATATAGTTATTATTTAATTCCTGTTTTAATTTTTGGCACTTACTACAACCTTCTAATATTAATAATTTAATCTTGTTCATAAAATTCTTTATCTATTTTTTGCATAATTTCATACCACATGCTTTTTTCTTCATCTTTCATAGTATCAAATGTCATTGATAAATAAATATATAGTGCATCTAATTGCTCTTCTGTTAATTTATCTCCATCTATTTGAAAATCTTCTGCTTGCATAATAGCTAGTTTAAAGGTATTTATCCTTTTTTTAGAGTGTAATTGACTTTGTTTTTCATCTGTAGCTTATATCTAAAACCCTTTAGCGGACTAAACCGTCGGATATGGCCGATATTATTTTAGGCTTTCACTACCAATTATTTTTGTATACCTGAAGCATATATTAGTCTTTACTCCTGGTAGTCGTATAGCTTACTCATTCTAAAACTCACTCATGGAATTTAACCAAGCTATGGCATAGAGCCTGAGTATACGACATTAGTTTTACTAATATACAACAAATATTTGAAACAGAAAAATTTTTTTTAATAAATATTTTTTTATGTCATTTTTTTGTCTTATATTTGATAAATGGACAAAGAGTTACTCGTATTAGGATTATTAGAAACAGTTCTTGGCAAAGGAAAAGGTTCTAAAACCACTATGGATTATGCATTCTATTGCCCAGTTTGTAAGCATCATAATCCTAAGTTGATAGTGAATATTAAGTCTGGACAATATAATTGTTGGACTTGTCATCCTGCTACTAAAGGTAAAACACCGGTATCGCTATTAAAAAAAGTAGACGCTCCTACTGAAAAGATTCTTGAGATGAAGAATTACTTTCAAGGAGATAATACTAAGATTGATACTACTAAATCAAATAAGGTAACCCTGCCAGAAGAGTTTCTTTCGTTATATAACCCAGATAAATCTCTTGAGTGTAGACATGCTTTGACTTATCTAAAGAAAAGAAACATTTCTATTCAAGACATACAAAAGTACAATATTGGGTATTGTAAGACGGGTAGATATAGAAATAGAATCATAGTGCCGTCTTATGACAAAAATGGCAATATAAACTATTTTATAGCCAGATCATTTGAACCAGATCCTGCTCGTAAATATGATGCTCCAAGTTGTAATAAAACAGAACTTATAGGCCTAGAGTACTTTGTTAATTGGTCTATTCCTATTATATTATGTGAAGGTATTTTTGATGCCATTGCAATTAAACGTAATGCTATTCCATTATTTGGAAAGACTATACCTCAGTCACTCATGATGAAATTAGTAGAATCTGAAGTAAAAACAGTATATTTAGCATTAGATAAAGATGCTCTTAAAGAAGCTCTCAATTATTCACAAAATCTTCTTAATCTTGGTAAAGAAGTTTATTTAATAGAATTAGAAGGTAAAGATCCTTCTGACCTTGGTTTTAATAATATGACCAAGTTATTACACACTGCGAAGCCAATGTCTTTCGGAGACCTGCTTCTCAAAAAAATACAACTAATATGATTGAACAAAACAAGAATGTCTATAGAGATAAGTTCTTAAAAAGAATCGTTGAGACAGATCCTGAGCTTAGACAAATTACTTTACATGATTCAAGGTATTATCAAAGATCTCCTGGTGTTTTCTATCCCTCTGTTACTACTATCCTAGGCTACTTTCCTAAAGGTGCTTTTTTTGAAACGTGGATTAAAGACATGGGGCATAATGCTGATATTGTTATGCGTCGCGCCGGTGATGAAGGAACTCAAGTACACAACGCAGTAGAGAAATTCTTAAAAAATGAAGAGATTAGATGGATTGAACCTGATGGCAAGGTTAACTATCATACTCATGTATGGAAGATGATTTTAGGATTCACAGACTTCTGGACAACATATAAGCCAACCCTTTTATTGTCAGAAGAATTCATGTTTAGTGATACACATAAGTATTCTGGAACCCTAGATCTATTGGTAGATATCAATGGAGAAAAATGGCTTCTAGATATTAAAACCTCAAACGCAGTTCATGAAAGCCACCACTTACAAATGTCAGCCTACACTAAAGCTTATGAAGAGAAATACCTCCAAAAAGTGGATCGTAACGGTATCGTATGGCTTAAATCTACAAAGAGAGGGCCAGATAAGGCAGGCAAAAAAATGCAAGGTGCAGGATGGGAAATAATTGAAGGAAAGAAGACAGTAGACGAGTACTTCAATATGTTCTTACATACCTATGAAACTTACAAGATTATGCACCCGGAGACTGAAATTGAATTACTTACTCTTCCTAATACTGTTAAACTTACAGATTAATATTTATTGGTAGTATGATTAAGCTACTAGATTTATTGAAAGAACAACCTGAAAATGGTAATAAGGCTATTGTCATGGCCGGCGGAGCCGGAGCAGGCAAATCTAATATAGTTAGGCAACTTAGACCGGACCTTGAAAAATCAGGCTGGCAAGAACTTAATGCTGACAAGTATGTAGAAGATAAAGATAGTCCTATGTATAACAGTTTAGGTAAGGCGTCTAGTTATATAGAGAAGGTTGATCTACCTAATACTATAAAAAGTGGTAAGAATTTTCTTTATGATACTACAGGAACAAATGTAGACAGAGTAAAGAATATAGAATCCTCAGGCTATGACATAATGATGATCATGGTTTATACCAATCCGGTTGTAAGTTTTTTGAGGAACTTTAAGAGAGAAAGAAAGGTACCAACTGTTGGAGTATTATCAAGTTGGAATAATGTATATAAAAATATCTCTACATATAAAAGTATGTTTGGAGATAACTTTTTATTAGTACAATCAGAGGTTAGTCCTGCAGAACAGAAGATGGTTGGCGCATTTATGAAGGCGTATAATTCTGGAAAGCTAAAAGAATTCTTTTCTGAACTATTATCTTCTGGTCAATTTAAGTCTACATTTAAAAAAGATCCTACTAAACAAAAATCTCCTGAAGAAATAGCAAAATCTAAAGAGCTAGTTGATAAACAAATAGATATCTTAGCTGGACAGTTTGAAGATATAGAAAAACAAGTTGAGTCTCTAAAAGACGATAGTACTGAAAGTGTTGTGTCTAAAGCAAAATCATTTATTACACCATGATTAATTTCGAACAACTAGGAAGACAAATAGCAGAAGATATACTAAGAGAAGCATCACCAGATGTAGGACCTTGTTTTTATCCTGGTAAATTTAAGCCTCCTCACAAAGGACATTTCGAAGCTACAAAGTATTTAGCATCTTTAAATTATATTAATAAAGTATATGTTATTATATCTAATGTTACTAAGTATGGTATAACTCCTGAAGATTCTCTTTATATTTGGCAAGAGTATCTTAAAGCAGAACCAAATCCTAAAATAGATGTATCAATATCTAAAGAGTCTACACCAATAAAAGACATCTTTGCGTTCATGGCAGAGAATCCTGATGTTGATCCAGTATATGTTGCAGGCGGGGCCGAAGAAGTTGAAGATATTGGATACTTTGATTCTATACAAAAAAGATTTCCTAATAGAGTTAGAAAAGAAACTATACCAGATCAATTTGGTAGAATATCTGCAACTCAAATGAGAGATACAATTAAAGCCGGCAATTTTGAAGAGTTTGTTAAATTCATCCCAGACTCAGCATATAATAAGGGAGTAGCTAAAGATGTCTTTGGAAGACTATTGAAAATAATGAAATGACACTAGAACAAAGACAATATATAATAGAGGATTTTATACAGTTTGTAAAAAGCAAACTTGATATAGATAAGCTTCCTACAACTAGTTTTATAAATGATCGTGAATGGGCTACTGAAAAAAGAAGCTTTGGACAATATGATCCAAATAAAAGACACTTAGACGTTTATATAGGTAATAGAAACCTAGCAGATATACTTAGAACCTTATGCCATGAATTAGTTCACCATAGACAAAATGAGCTTGGTAAATTATATAATAATGCTGGAGAAACTGGTTCTAATATAGAAAATCAAGCTAATGCTTTGGCAGGTATAATGATGAGAGATTATGGTAAGACTAATGATCTTATTTATGAGTCTTTTCTTCCTACTCTTAAACAAATATATGAAGTAGAAAGTAATAGTGGTATTCAAATCTATTGTGATATGGATGGAGTTCTATGCGACTTTGATGCAAGGTTTGAATATTTTTATAACATGTCCCCCTCAGAATACAGAAAACAATATAAACCAGAAAAAGCAAATGAGTACCTAACTAAAGCAGTAGACGAAGTAGGTATTACATACTGGAGTAAAATGCAATGGATGCCTGGAGGCCAAGAACTATGGTCTATAATAGGTAAATATAATCCTATAATCTTAACTAGTCCTGGTCAATTTGAATATGCTGAAGAAGGTAAATTAGAATGGATTAAAGATAATTTAAGTCCACAACCAAAAGAAGTTATATTCGCCGAGTCCGGAAATAAGCATTTAAAGATGATAACTGACCCAAAAAAATCTATATTGATAGATGACTATTGGACAAATCTAGCTCCATGGAAAACACTAGGTGGTATTGCAGTAATGCATAAAGATATTAATAAAACAAAAGATATATTAAGTAAATTTAGAATAAATGAGGTTAAATATTCTAAACCTAATTTTAATGTAGAATGGGAAGAAGCAATTCGATATCCAGAACTTAAAAAAATAGGTAAAGATAATTGGGAGAAGATATCTAAAAAAGGATATATAACAAAATACTCTAAAATAAAAGATGTCCTTGGAAATGTAGACTTAAATTTTAATAGTCTAGAAAAAGAAAAAAAACAAAGATTCCAATCTGCGTTTAAAAAAGGTCAAATAGAAATGCCAATAGCAGTCAAATTTTCTAATTCTGATTATGATCTTCTAGCTGGTAATACAAGACTTTCTGGATTAGTTAATAATGGAGAAGATCCTAATATTTGGATTGTAGACATTTCTAACTTATAAAATAAAAATACTGTTATGATACCAAAAGAGTCTACGTTAAAAAAAGAGTTTAAGAAAAGTGAAGTTCAAAGGATGAGAAACATTATCACCGGAAATACTGGTGATAGAACTCAGGTACTTGGAGGTTGGGAAGCTACAATAGAAGAACATAAAGAAGGAGATACTTGGGAAGAAGGTGGAAAAAAATGGACCATTAAAAACGGTATCAAACAGTCTATTACCAAGCTAGATAAGTTCAAACATCTAGTATCTTTACCACTTACTTGTCCTAGTTGTAAGAAGCCTATGAAGGCTAATGAACTAAACAAGAAGATGTATTCAGTACACAAAGTATGTTTGAACTGTGTCATTGATATGGAAGCTAAACTTAAGCTAGAAGGTAAGTATGAGCAATATGAGAAGAATATTCTTAATATGAATAAGAATGCTAGCCTTGAAGAGTTTGAACAGGCTTTAGATTCATGGCTTGAGGAAAAAGATACTTTTGTTACTGAACAAGGAGATATTGAAAGTTGGCAAGGCGGAGATAAGACTCATATATATAAACAGCTCAAAGAAAAGATACAGGAGTTTAGGAAAACAGATATTTATTAGTAAATTATAAAAGAATATTATAATGCATAATATATCAGAAAAAGCTGCATCTAAACAACAACAAAAATTAATGGGCATAGTTCGTGCCCTTCAAAAAGGAGATATGAAACCATCACAAGCATCAGGAAAAGCAAAAGAAATGGCTAAATCAATGAAAAAAGGCGATGTAAAAGACTTCGCTGCAACTAAACATAAGGGCCTTCCTAAAAAGGTTAAGAAAGAAGACTATGATCCTACTAAGATGTATGTAGTTCTTAGACCTGTAGATAATCTTGACGCAGCTGGATTAATTAAAGAATTGAATCCTTTAGAAGGACTTGCTCCTCTAAATGTTAATATGGAAGATGTTATAAGTGTTACTGCTGATGCTTCTCAAGCTCAAGAAATAGCAGCAGAAGCATACAAAAAATATATGGACGAATCTTTTCAACTTGAAGAAAAGAAAGGTAAAGTTGGAGATAAGTTAAAAAAGACTATCGACCATCTTGAAAAGAAGCGTAAAGAGCACGTTGATATGGCAAAAGAAGATCCTAAAAATGCTTCTCAACATAAAGAACATATTGCTAAACTTGCATCTCAAATCGACGATCTTATGAGTAAGATGGAAAAGATTGAAAAGAGCAAGAAAAATGTTGAGAAAGAAGAAGATAAAAAAAAAGATATTAAAGAATCTAGCTTAAATATAGGTGATAATTTAAAAGTTGGAGATAAATTTGTAAAAAAAGATAATCAAGTATTAACAATTCAAAAAATAGAAGGCGATAAGGTTTACTTAGAATCTGATAAATTTAAAGGAAAATTATGGCAATGGCCTAAAGAAATATTTGATGCAGATGTTAAATCTGGTGAGCTTAGATGGCAACCAAAACAAGACTAATGGAACCATACGCTTTATTTATAGGAACATTGATGCAAAGCCGTAATCAGGCTCACATCTACCATTTACAGACAAACTCTTTTGCCGCTCACAAAGCTTTGCAAAAGTATTACGAAGAGATTGTAGATTTGATCGACGGTTTAGTTGAGTCATATCAAGGAAAATACGGCATTCTTCGTGGATATGCAATGGCAAATCAGATAAAAGAAGATGATAATGCGATTCTTTACTTCGAAGGTCTTTGTAAGTTTGTAGAAATGATTAGAACAAAAGTTCCACAAGATTCATATATCCAGAATGAGATTGACAATGTAGTTAATCTTCTAGAATCTACTAAGTATAAACTTAAATTCCTAAAATAATGAATACGCCAGAATTTAAAAAGCATGTAACTAATCTTTTAAAAGAGGAAGACCTTCCTAAAGAAAAAAATATAGTAGATACAAAATCTGAACTACAAAAATATTTTAGAGACCTTTCTTCTATTACAATACCTAAATTAAATGGGGCTGATTCTAAAGAAATTCAATCTTTTGCAACTATAATTAAGGCTATTCTAGATGACCTAGGAAGAGGATCTATATCTCCAACATTACAACAGGTATTAAAAGTATATGATACTAGGACTCAAAATTTACCATAGTGGAAAATAATCTTGAGACATATGGAGATTTAAAACAAGCTATACAATCTATTGCAAAAAAACAAAAGACTGATAAAATAGCTGGAGTTGCTGTAGATGCAATATTAGATTTTGTTCCTGGATATGGCGCAGCAAAAACAACATTCCAGTTTATAAAAGCAGCCGTTACAAAACCAGACGGTCAAAAATCACAAACATGGTTAGATCGTCTTGATATTGATGATAAAATGGCTGCTATTGTAGATAATAATGTAGAAAATGGTTTTATGCAAACAATAGCTAAAGCTATAGATAAAGAACCTAATGATAAAAAATTAGAGCTTGATTTTAATATGAATGCAAAAATGGTTAACTATCTTCAGGATAAGTATCAAGGTAGACACATAGCAGGTATAAAAGAATCTAAAATAGATAAAGATAAACTTTCC